AGCAGCACAATTACCAGGATTACTAATATTACCCTTTGATTGAAAATACTGCTTTAAGTAATTAAAACTTTGCTCTTGTCTTGATGATCCTATTAAAGGTACTTTTAACTCTCCTGAACTAGCAATCGCATTACCTTGCTCATCTGTATTGTTAGTAGGTTTAGATACTTTTGGTTGAACATAAGGATCTGGTTGCTCATCAACAACTACTCTTAAACCTGAATCATGAGGAATAGATCCAAGTATAAGAGGACTCTGAGAATGTTTACCGTCTAAGAATATACCATAGACCTGAGCACCTACTTGTATACCATCAGGCATAGTAGAACCAGATACACCACCTTGAGTAACAGGTACGACAACTGATGCCCATGGTAGATCACTTAATTTTACTTTAGCTGTGTCTTCATTATGAATACCAAATATACGCACTCTAACTCTACCCAGGTTTCTTACATCACCTATCTGTGAAACCACTCCAATAAACCATCTGGAGTCATCACCATAAAACTCTGTGTTTATTGCTCTCATGCTTCACCTGTCTTATCAGTTAGTTTAACTATGTCCATCTTTAAATTATATTGACCTTCAGAGAACATATGTCTAGTTCTATAAACTAAAAACTTACCTGACTTGTTTCTATCAACATCTCCACCCATTATAGAACCATCTGCTTGAGATGCTACAACATAATTAAGTGAAATATTTGAACCTACTCCAATATCTAGATCATCTAGTATATAAGGTTGACCAGGAACGGATATTTCAAATACATTATTTAAAAGAATAGCTCTTAACGAAGCTGACTTAATCTTTAATTTATATAGAGCTTCTTGTTGATGCTCATCTGCATATCCAGCAATAGGAGTAATACCATCTGTGTCATAGAACTTTCTAGATGCTACAACTTCACTAAAAACTTTAGAATTAAGATCACCAATATTTTTAAAGTCAGTATTTCCTTTAGAAAACATTAGCTGCGAATCGTAACCAATTGATGAATTTAAATCAGCATTTGATTCAATACTCTCTATAAATTTATTTAATGTAGTATTAGAGTTATGTCGTCTTTTCTCTGTTTGACTTGATGAAGTTAAATCCATAGTCTTAAATTCAGACCCAATAGCTCCTCCTTGAGCTAATCTTAAAGTGCTTTCTATCTGAGATGCGCTATATGATTTAACATGAAAATAATCAGCTTGCAAACTACCAGGATACCCTTTACTGCTTACTGCATCTGGTATTAAATTGTGTGATGTTTGAGAGTAAGAATAAGGAATCTCTTTATTCCAGCTATCTTTCTTCATCATATTATCTAAGTCTTCTAGTCTTAATAAATCATCTCTTAATGATGCATATAGAAAATATGGTGCACCTAAAGAAGAAGACATTCTATCTCTAAGCCATTCTGTAGCTTGTAGAGGGTTCCAGTAGGGTATATTTACTTTCATTTTTTGCTGTAAAGCTATCCTAGCATTAGGTCTAAGAACTTTACCAAGATGTGAGTTTAATATATTAATAACTATTTGCTCAGGATTACCTGTATAGGATTCGCTTATCTTCATAACTGAACTTAAGTAAGCATGCTCTTCCATAAGAGTAAGTGTATGTACTTCTGTTCTCTCATTAGCGGAAGTGTTGGCAGCTATACCAGTTATCATAAATGTTTTTATAATAGGTGTTGAATTTTCAGTTGCAAGTATGGTAAAAGTTAATCGTTCACTACCTTTAATACCTATTACGTCTCTAAATCTTACATCATCTACTAATGCACACGTACCTGTTAGGTATGGTAACTCAACACTTTCAAATATATTAAGTTCCGCTATTGACTTAGAAATGTCCATTGGCGGTCCAAATGACGTAGAATATCTATCTGCAGTAAAGATAGCACTCTCAATTATATATTGACTCTGAGGGATATCACTCATGGGTTATGCTTTCAATAGTTTAAAGTATTCACTTACAACACTTATTATCCTACTTGGTTTTATTACTGTTATTTCTTTTAACCTATCATTAAAGTTAATATTATCTTCCATAATAGTAGTAGGTACTAACCCAGAAGTTGTTTGATTATATGGATTAATATCTACAATATCGCCAGATGAATTCTTATAGTATAGTGGAGCATTATACTGTACAGACTCACTAATAAGAGTAGCTGTGTTTGCTGCTTGATCTTCTGCAGTAGTACCTGCCGCTATCTGCTCTGTCTGTCCAAAGTTATTATTTAATCCAGCATCGTTCTTATCAGAAGCAATAACAATTTGACCTAAATCTAAGTTACGTTCAACTACTCTACCTGTTGTACCAGAAGTCTTTCCTATAACAAAGTCACCTGGAAGAAAGTTAGACGCGATATTACTTTGAGTTGTAACAGTTCTATGAGGATACCTTTTCTTAACAAGCGCTCTCATCTCTCTTTCAGATAAAGGCCAACCTGATTCTCTTAATCCATCATTCATAAAAAAGAACGTCCAATGGTAATCAGGTGTATCATATAGCATTTGAGATACTGTATCAGGCCTATCTCCATCAAGTATAGTGTATTTTTCATAGAAAGACACCTCATCTCTTAATTGATCAACGATATCTATATATGTAGAAATGTCAGGAAAGATAGTGTCAGCTTCGTTATTACCGAAGTTATAATTTACGAATGGAAATCTTTGAAAGTACATATTAATATCCGTCCTGTATTAGTTTCTTGTGTAGAGTGCCAGATTCGATAAATGACATTGTAATATCCACTTCAGAGAAATCTCCACCTTCTAAGAATCCCATTCCAGAAGCGTTATATGTAGCAGAAAAGTTTCTAATATAAGATGGAAGTATCTTTGTACCTATATACTCTTTACCTGGATATGTTAATTTTATATCAAATACATTAGGAAATTTATATCCAGCATTAATGCCATTATCTCCACCCATGGGTATCACCTCTGGATAAAGATTTTCTCTAAAGAACTTTATTAAACCTGTTATCTGTTTAGTTTCTTCCTTTGAGGTAGGTATCATCTTAAATGTAAAAGTAAATTCACGTAAAGGTACGCTTTTAAATAAAGCTCTTGTATTAGGGTTAATTGCTACTCTAGTTGTTGCACTTACTGCTCCTCTAGCACCAGCATTAGGTAAGTACTGAGCTGCTCGATTAACAGCTAATCGAGCTAAATCTGATTTTTGTGGACCTTTACCTGTAAGTTGATCAATTATAGAACTGCCCGCAGTTTTAAGTTCTGACATAAGTAAAGGCAACACATTGTCACCTGCTTGTAATCCTCGTTCAGCATTTGCTCCAATTATACCTAAGTCAATATTATCATATTGCGCATTATCCGTTATTTGAATTGCTTGAGGTAAGTATAAAACAGCTTTACCTTTATTACCAGGTTTAAATTGTATGCCTGTAGCCTTTTGCATTTGAGACTTCACACCATTATTAGCTGCATTTCTAGCAGCTGCTTCAGCTTTAGATCTTCTTTCTAGTTCTACAAGATCCTGATCTAATTGAGCTAATGCTGCTCGACCTATTGGAGTACTACCTTCTTTTGCTTTATCTAGCGCAGTTCCTAGCGCAGTTCTTGAAGCAGCATTTTGAGCGAAATCAAATAAGAAGTTAACATCAAAGGATTCTACTTCCATGGCAGTAAAATGTATCTTAGCTTCATACTTTTGTTCTAGATTATTAATAGGGAACTTATAAGTAGGACTATGTCTCGTTCGTTCTGTTCTAGCATTCATGGTTAAATATCCAATAAATAGGGTTATCTTATGAAAGTATTTATATGGCTTATTCCGGAAAATATCTAGTTAAACATAGAAGCAAGTACAAAGGTGATGCAGATAAGGTGACTTACCGTTCAATGTGGGAGAGACATTGCTTTGTTTGGTGTGATAACAATCCAAATATACGTAATTGGTCATCAGAAGAGGTAGTTATTCCATACTTCTGGGATGTAGATAAACGTATGCATAGGTACTTTATGGACCTTAAGATAACATTCAAGACAGGAAGAACAATACTTGTAGAAGTAAAACCTGATAAAGAGACAAAACCTCCTAAGAGACCAGACAAGTCTAAACGTTATATAAACGAAGCTATGACCTATGTTAAGAATATGAATAAGTGGGAAACAGCTGAAGGGTATGCTAAAGATAGAGGTTGGGAGTTTCAGATATGGACAGAGAAGACTCTAACAGAGATGGGTATTATGCCTAAACAATCAAAGAAGGGCGGTTTAAAACCTCTTAAACCTTTAAAGCCCTTTCGTAAGAAAAAGCCTAGAAAAAAGACATAAATACCGGTATGAGTAATTTATTTCAAAACCTAGAGATGGAAGCATTCCGAAAAGGAATAACTCCTCGTACGCAAGAATCAAGAGACTGGTTTCGTAAGAAAGCACAATCAATGAGGCGTGTCAATCGTAATCAGATTATGAAAGAAGAACCTATTGAACTAAAGGGTACTTTTCAACCTGGTGCTATGGCAATGTTCTTTTATAATCCAAAGACAAAAGATAAGCTTCCATATTATGACTCTTTTCCTTTAACTATTATTGTTGATTCAGCTCCTGGTGGCTTTTATGGTTTGAACTTACATTACTTACCTCCAGTACTAAGAGCTAAGTTCTTAGATGTACTATTAGACAATACTAATAATAAAGCGTATGATGAGAAGACTAGATTTGCTGTTAACTACAACTATCTAAAGAAGTCTGCTCGTACAAAATACTTTGCTCCATGCTTTAAACATTATCTTACTGATCATGTGAAGAGTAGATTTGCTATCGTACCAGCACCTGAATGGGAGATCGCAACGTTTCTTCCTCTTGCTGATTGGCAGAAGTCTAGTGGTAGTAAAGTATATGCAGATTCAAGAAGGATGTTAAGATGAATATTGATCAATTAAAAGGTGTAGCATCTAAAGGAAAAGGCTTTGCTTCTGCTAATCAATACTTTGTACAGTTACCTCCAGTACAAGGATATAACACAAATGATCTTAACATTCTTTGTACTAATGTCAACCTTCCTGGTAGACAGATAATGACTCAAGAGAGACTTATTGGGTTAAAAGCTCGTAAAATGCCAAACGGTTTTGCTTCTGATGATATTAATCTTACCTTTCATGTTATGAATGACTATAGTATAAGAAAGTATTTTGAAGCTTGGCAGAATGAAGTTATTAATCAAGACACATTTGAGATAGGATATGCTAATAATTATACTAAGCAAGTAATAATACAACAAAGCAAAAAAGGAATGGCTTTTGATTTTCCTATCGATAAAATATTTGGATTAAATATTGATCTAGATATAATAACAAGTGAGTCTATTATATACACCTGTATATTAAAAGACGCATTTCCAACAACAATGAACACAATTGAATTTTCTGATGAGCAAGACGGTCTTGTTAAGCTCAATGTTCAGCTTTCATATACGAACTGGACTTCAAAATAATAAGGATGATTAAATCATGGCACTACCACAAATAAATACCTATCCAAAATACACATCAAGCGTACCATCTACTGGTGTACAATTTACTTACAGACCTTTCCTAGTAAAAGAACAAAAAATATTATTAATGGCTTTAGAATCTCGTGATGAGAAAGCTATACTACAATCAGTTGTAGATACTATTGAAGCTTGCACATATGAAGATATAGAAGTAAATGAATTGGCAACATTTGATGTTGAGTTTTTATTCACTCAGATTAGAGCTAAGTCAGTTGGTGAAACTACTGACGTTAGTATTAAATGCGAAAAGTGTGAAGAATATACTACAGTTAATGTTCCATTGCAAGACATAGATATGACTGTTCCAAAGGATACTCATATTATAAATTTAACAGATGAATTTAAACTTACAATGGCTTACCCTAGTTATAAACACCTAGCTAAGATATCTGAATTACAGTCTAGCACTTTAACTGAAGGCATGTATGAAATGATTATAGCATGTTTAGACTCCCTACAAACAGAGGAAGACAATATAATGTTTGCTGATGAGTCTCGAAAAGACATAGAGACTTTTTTAGATAACTTAAACTCAGATCAATTTGATATGATAATCAACTTTATTGATAATCTACCTAAAATGAAATACGATGTAGAATTCACATGTGAATCATGTAAAACAGATAACGTTCAAACTTTACAAGGACTAAATGATTTTTTTTAATAAACCTTTCTCATGACTCATTAATTAATTTTTATAATACTAACTATCAGTTAATGCAAAACCATAAATACTCATTAACCGATCTTGAATTAATGATACCTTGGGAAAGGGAAATATACGTCGCTTTACTAACAGACCAGCTTAAAAAAGAAAAAGAAGAACACGAAAGACAGGGCTAACCAATGGCTATAACACTTGATGAAATTAATAATACTCTATTAGAGCAAAATAAATCTCTTGACATTACTGCTAAGAGTATAGTTAAGTTTATTGAGGGTGAAAAAAGCGATAGAGGAGATGAATTAGAAGCAAAACTAGATGCGTCTCGTGAGAAAAAACGAGCTGTAACGAGACCTCAAGGATTCAAAGCAGGTTTTAAACAAGGTTTAGGTGACGCTACAGGGCTTGGCACTGTAGCGAGATGGGTATCAGCTGCTCTAGCTGGTGCGTTTAGTGGAGCAACTCTGTCGACGTTAGCAGGGGTTGTAGGAAAATATCTTGCAAGAGGTGCAGTTTGGGGAACAGCAGCTTTACTAGTTGGTCAATTCGGTGCAAAGTTATTAGAAAAAGTGTTTACAGATCTTGATCCGAACGATGTCTTTCTAGATGAAGAAACAAAAGCAGCAATTATTCCATACGTTGTTGATGCGTTTAAAATTGGATTTCTTGCTATGATAGGTGGTAAGAAGTTAGCCCTCGCAGCATTCTTTGGTTCTCTTATAGGAAGTGCTATAACCAAATCTCTTAATATCAGCCCAGGAGAAAAAGATAATCAGTTTGGTTTTGAAATGCCTTGGACTAAAGAAGACTTTGTTAAGTGGGGATCAACTATAGCCTTATTCTTTGCCCCTAGTATGATACTGGGAGCTATAAGAAGAGGTATTGGAATGGGAAGCACAGGAGGACCTGCAGGCGGAGCTGGAGCTTCTTCTGCAGCTAAGCGAGGATTTTTAAAAGGTTTTGTACCTAGGGCAGGTATATTTAAAGGCCTTGGTTGGGCAGGCTTATTAAACTTTACAGGTGGATTACTTGCTGATTGGGTAGGTGAGCAAACTGGCAACCAAAAAGCAGCAGACTTTCTTAATATGTCTGTTAGTGGATTAACTATGTTAGCTATATTTGGGCCCACTCCAGTAGGTATAGGATTTGCACTTGCTGCATTTTTTATTCACGGGTTTATTCTAGTTAAGAATCGTATTGCTAGAGAAAAAGCTAGATTAGATGCGGAGTTTGAGGCTCAGGTTATAGCTCAGCAGATGAAAATAGCTGATATGAAAGGCGCAGAACAGATTGGCTTTTTTAACAAGACTGTAGAAGCTGCGGCTAAAGAGAGTGTTTATGGTGGTACACATGGATATGGTGCGCAAACTGTTAATGAAGAAGCTATCTTACGACATTTAGAACAAACAAACCCTGCAGCTGCAAAGAAATTACTACTTGAATATGATATTCAGGATGCTAATCTTGAGTATAAGCGACTAGAAAGTATGACCGCGCCTGGAATGAGTTCAGCTGCAAAGGATGCTGCTAAAAGAGAGTTAATGAGACTTCTAGAAGAAATGAAAGTTCTACAAGGTAAACCTCATCGCTTAGAAACTGAAATGATAAAGGGTAATGGTAATGGGAGTGCATTTCCTGGTAGAGGTTATAGTGTAGGTCAAACTACAGGAGACTTTTTAGAGCTTTCATACTTACCAATGACTGCTAGATCTCGTAGAAGAATAGATTATGACGCTTTATTACCTCCTGCAGCTGCTATAACTACTGGTGATAGAATTGATACTCTTATGAATACTATAAAATATGGTAGTGGAGGTAATCATCCAATGGGTAGTATTAATTCTATTGGTCAAGTTGGAGATAGAAATCAAACTCATAACTACAGTCAACAACTAGTGCTATCAGGAGAAACCTCCACCGTCGATGTTCACAACGGTGGAGCAATGCGTTTTCACAATATAGGTGATTAGTACTAGTCGTCAGCTGCTAGTTTAGCAAAGTACGACATAGTATCATCCTCATCAAGAGCAGTATTCTCTGCTGTTGCCATAGGTGCAGGAGCAGCCATAGGAGCAACTGCTGCAGGAGCAGTAGCCTGAGGAGCCACATAAGGCGTAGAAGTATCCAATGATACCTCTTCACGTACAGTACGTGGTGCACTCTCACCTAACACAAGAGCCAGACGAGACTTAAGCTCATCATATGTCTTATAGTTCTTAGGATCAGTCCATTCAGTACAATCGTGTTGCTTATTGTAGATAGCTTCTAGCTGATCATCATCACCAGCTACTTGAGCAGGAGACTTAAAGCTAGACGCATCGTAGTTAGGGTAACCCTCTACCTTACGAATCTTAATCGTAAAGTCAGCACCTTGCCACATATCAAATGGATTCACAGGAGCCTCGTCAGGGAACTGAGGCTGCATAGAGTCCATAATCTTATCAAAGATCTTCTTACCAAAGCGATATAGTTTCACTTGGCCTTCGTTCTCTGGAGCAGATGGATCAGAGACAATAAGTACATTAGCAATGTAACGTAAGTTCCGTTTGCGCTCGCGTACAATACGCTTGGCTTCTTCGGAACCATCTTCGTTCCATAACTTACTATTGCTCTCTGATAGAGGATCAGCCTGACCAATAGATGTAAGAGACTTCTCTACATACCATTGACCGGTTGGTCCTTTAAAGAAATGATCCCAGTAGCGTACCCAAGGCGTAGGAGCCTCAGCGTCACCAGGAAGAAAACGAACTACAGCATATCCATTGCCAGCTTTATCTCGTGTAGGCTGCCAAAAGCGCTCGTCATTTCGATTATCGGTTTTAGTTTGTTCGCCTGGACCGCTACTAGCAGCTTCTACTAGCTTAGATAGGTCGGTGCGATTAGTTTTTAGTGCTGCAAAACTCATATATATTTTCCTTGTATGTTACAGTATATTTTTGTGTATGTTTTATCCACTTGATCATTATATAGACTTATTTATTATAAGTCAACTGGCAATGTGTTACCTCGTGGAAGATAATTAAGATTCATTGCCTCAACCTCAATCTTCTCTTTTATAGATCCAGAGACATACTTACGTATATCTTCCAGATCCAATTCTATATCCTCACAGATATGAATGATTGCGTCCATGTAGCTATACCGGTGCTCTCTTACCTTTACTTCTACCATTTTTGCGAACTTGTTTTTTGTTAGAAACTGCTCTTTTGCCATTTACCTCATTGTCCATTTCAGTTGTATAGACACCTATGTCTGGGTACATTACACCCACACTACGCTTAGGAGTGCCATCTTTATTGTATGCCATCACGACACATTTAAATTTAGTTTTAAATTGACGCTCTTCACCATAGTACAAATCCCTATAGACACCATCACGTAGATAAGCTTGCAAGTTATGTAAATAGCCTTGCTGTACCAGGTACTCAGATGCTTGACCCTTTTCTTTAGAGTTCTTCCAGCTTCTCATACCAGATAACTTATCTTTAGCATTCTTAATCCAACTACGAACATTCTTCACAGAGAAGATATCATCATCAGGTAGATTACGAACAGTTTCATGAATAGATAACTGAGCAGCTGGCTTCTTAGCTTCACGTGCTTTAGTAATACGTTCTACTAGTACAGCTTTCTGCTCATCGGTTAGTTTACGTTTTTTACGAATCTTCTTCATTCACATCTCCATCATATATACCTTATTATAGTCTCTTTTTATAATAAGTGCAACTGTTATATTTCTTGATCGTATTCGTATATTTCGTATTCACCGGAAGCATCTCTTTTCGCTTTGATCATTCTTTGCTCAATTAAAGCTAGAATAGTATGCTCAATGATTTGTTCCATTTTCATAGTAGCGTAATTTTTACCTATCATGAAAGCGGAAATGGATACCCCTATAAGAAGTACCCACTGAACTGATGTTATTGTTTCAAACATTTACGCTCCAATTTAAAATGTTATTTATCTACGAAAATGAAACCACATTCTCAACACGGAATGATCTGAAGTCATCCTTATTAACATCCCAAGCAACAATAACTGCTTCATTAACAGCACGAACCTTCTTCTGAGATAGAGGGTCTTTTGTAGCTTTAGGTAAAGCAGTCTCCATAAGCGTACAGCTCATATCACGCTCTTCACCATTAATCTTTTTAAACACAACACGACAAACTTGAGCTTGTAGTTGTTCAATCATTTCATTACGAGTCATCATCTCTTTTTCCCTTTTGATTCATTCATTCGTACAGCAGTCATTGCTACACTAATTCGTTCTATTGCATTAGACAATCGAGTAAGCTCTTTACTTTGCTTATCAATAATCATATCTAGTATTTGAAACTTCTGTTGAGTATCAATATCCACATTCACTCCTTCCATAAAATAAAACTATATTAATCTGCGCCTTGGTTCTTTAACGATAATGTCTGGCAAAGTTTAGGTCCGGTTCCCTCATTTGCAAGACGCAGGTTAATATAGTTTTCGTGGGAGAGGTTTACTGCAGAACCTCTCCCCTTATCTGCATTATCGTTAGCAGCTAACGTCCGGGTTTCTATTCGGTACCGGCTGTCTATACCCACCTAACAAAACCTTGTACATTGGCTGTTAGGTTTTTCAATAACAATTAAGATTAATCCCAATCGTTATCGAATCTCGTAGTCTCATGATAAGTCTCACCATAATACTGCTGAGCATACTTAGATGCATCAGTATAATGAAACTCTTCTTTACGAAGCATGGACTTATCTGCGCGTTTAGCTTTCGCTTGACGCTGCTGCTTTTTCATAAACGCAGCTTGCTCTCTGGCTTGCTTCTTAGCAAACTTAGCAGCTTCCTTTCTTTGAAATTCAGCATGCTCGATACGAAGTTGTTCAACAAATGTCATAATATATTTCCTCATTATTTAAGTTATTATAGTCTCTTTCGAAACAAAGTGCAACTGTTATTTTCATTATAACCGATCTTTTTTTACCCAACCACCATCTTCAAGCTTCTTAATAAATGATCCTACATCATCTTTAGAGATAGTAATATCACTCCTATAGCAGTTATTAGCATACTCAATTATATGCCATGTACCAGCATAGTTCTCAGCAACAGAAAATACTTTGCTATCACCATACTTTTCATTCCTGTAAATCATCCCCAGTCCTTCCAGTCCATTTCTACAGTTTCATTATAGTAAAAACCAGCACGATACTCAAGCACTTCTTCCTCTGTCATATCAGATTCTTCTATACGATCTGAGTTATGAGTGTCTTCAGTATAGTAATGAGGTTGATGTCCTCGACGATAATAACTATCAGCCGATCCACGATCAAAAGGACCTCCATGGCGGACTGTTTCAGATATTCCGAAGGTTACGTCTAGCGTAACTCCTTCGAAAGTGAATAGCTCAGTCTTTTTCATTACAAAACTTCTCCTGTAATTACGTTAACAACTTTAGCATCTGAACCAAAAGCTGCTTGAGCCATCATACGCTCTTCGTTCTTATCTTCTTCTGAACGATTAGCTTGAGCAGTCATGTAACTTTTTAAGAATGCAGTCTGCTCGATCTTACGAGTATTTTCAGAAAGCTCAACTTGGAAATCAGCAATCAAACCTAACGTAGCAAAGTCTGTTACCATATCAAGAAAAGGAACCTTGTCGTTAGATACCCAACGAACTACATCACCATCCATATATGCTCCAGCAAAGTTCTTAATGATTTCTTCTGCTGTGTAACCTGTTTCAAAATTTTCCATGTTCTTTTCTCCTTAATATACCTTATTATAGGACCCTTTCGTACTAAGTGCAACTAAAAAAGGGCTTTTTCTCAAAAAAGGTTTCCAATGAAATCAAGAAGTTATAAATAAAAGTAAAAATAGGTGTAATATGAGTGATATGTTTGACTTCGGATTCACAGCAGTTGATGAAGATGAATTAGAAGCAGTACAAAAGGTATCAGAGACAGCAACGTCTACTGAGGAAAAATTGAATAGTTTATATAATGCTATTATACCATTGCTGAATAATCTCAAAGCAAATCCAGAGAAAGATTACATTCTCTGGCCAAATCGTTTAGCTAAGGTTGAACAGTTTGAGGATCACTTACAGAAGATCTATAAAGGTTAGATATTCCATTCCGTTTCATCTTCTATAGCATGATTAACATACTGGAAATAATCTCTGTTCTCATCATTCATATGAGCAAAGTATATATTAGCTCTACGCAATAGTTCGAGAAGTTCATCTGAAGGTGGTATATGAGCTCTTGGATCAGATTCCATTATTGCTTGTATCTGATCCATAATGCCATTTAGCTTATCTTGTATCTTACTCATAAACCCAGTATTCCAAATAGATTAAACCAACCCATTAACGTACCTATAGTGATTGGCAACCCTACCATTATAAATGCGATGATTAAAAATGCTAGTATAGCACCCTTATTATCACCAGCTTCGTTAGGGTTACTCATGTTCGCCACCTTCACCACGTAGTGTATAAAAGATCTGAGGTTTACGTTTAGCTGCTTCAAATACTGATACAGTTATAAAGATACCACATAGCAATAGAGCATGAAACAATATATTAATGCCCAGATACATCCAAGTACCTGTCATAGCAGTAAATACAATACACCACATCCATGCCAATATTTGCATAACCAGATGTCGTACTCTCAAATCTTTAATATTAGATAATGGATTCTTTTCATGATCCATTATTAAATTCCACCAATCCATAATAAAACTTGTCATAATATACCTCTATTCAGTTATTGTATTAAATGAGTTCACTGGAGCATTCTCTAATGCTTCAATACGTTCTAGTAGAGCTTCGATCTTATCATTTAAACGATCGTTCTCTACTTGTTGATTAGCATAGAATGCTGAATGAGCTATTGCAGTCTTATTTGCAATACCATCTGTTTCCTGTAGTTCAGTTTCAAGCACAGACACTTCTGTCTCTAGGACCTGATTGTCTGTTCTTACTGAGCTAACTTCTGTGTCTAATGCAAACATTGTCATTAGCCAAATTGCGATTACTTCCATTTTTATTCTCCTTTATTTTGGCAAGGGCGGTAGGAATCGAACCCACATCAACGGGTTTGGAATCCGTTGTACTGCCATTATACTACACCCTTATTTATGGTGATCCCTATAGGATTCGAACCTATGACCTACTGCTTAGAAGGCAGTTGCTCTATCCAGCTGAGCTAAGGAATCAAATCTTTTGTAGATCTTTCAATCTAGATTTAAGTTCTTTTAGCTTCTTCTCAAGCTGTTTAATCTCATACTTAACGTTTTCGATTTCACCACAGACTGACATTATTTATCAAACGTTGTTGTATATTTAACACCGCCCTGAGTCCATGTAATAACAGAATAGTCATACACAGTCTTAGTTACTTTTTTGTAATGAGTTACCTCGGTACACTGACGTTCCTGGCGATAACCAGTGACTTGCTGGGAAGTCTTAGGTTTAGCACCTTTGTCAGCTCCTACTAACCCACCAAATACCGCACCGGCTGCAGCACCACTATCATCGCCAGTGACGCCTTTACCTAGTAAGCCACCAATAATCATACCCATGAGAGCGCCTCCAGCAGCGTCTCCTCGAGTGGTCACGTTACCATATACAGGAACATTAACCATAACACATTCTTGAGATGTGAAAGGTTCGCTCACAGTTATATTTTTGTAACGGTCCTCAACTTTGGCTTTTACAGTTTCAGCTACAGCGGGTGATGCTACAGCCAGTGCGGTAATCAATAATATACTTTTCATAATCTTTCCTCTTTTTATCATACACTTATTATAGCTTCTTTTTAGACTAAGTGCAACTGTTTTCTTTACTTTCCTGGAACTTTTTTATCCTGTGGTCTGACCCAATATATCCATTCTACTGGACTGTCAGTTACATCATCACAGGGATCGTCGCTATCTGCCATATCATTTACCTCTTAACGCTAGAAGCGCTCCTCTGATACGTGAAGGGTATGTTCCTATAAAAGTACCTGCTTCTAACATATCTTCTGTTATAAAAGACTTATGTATATGTTCTATCTTCTCCCAGTTCTTTAACATCTTCTTACCTAGCCTATCAAACACTCCGTCAGATAGAATAGGATTGTCTTCTTCATAATAAGCATATGATGCTATTAGGTACCAAGGTACAGTCAAATTAATAGAATCATCAATACAATCTAAACATTGTTTATCATAATCATTCTGTTTACAGCCGACCATTAAATGCCTCCGCTAATTGTTTCTCCTTTGTGTGAGCCTCGATCTCCCACGGACGATCATTATAGTCCATCTCCCAATCATAGTCAACTCTTTTATATACTGCTTTGCCTGGTTTAGGCTGTTTTAGCTTCCCTGAAAGGAATTGCTGCACATGAACCATCTCATGTAGGATGGTAGATATCATTTCATTTAGGGGTAGTGATACGTCGATGCGGATCGTAAACTCACGATCTTCCTCATCCATACAGTCGCCATTTACTCCTTGTGTTTCTGTCAACTTTGGTATCGGTCTAATATTTATATAAAAAGGCTTTCGAACTCGTGGCATTAGCTGTTTACACGCAAACATAACAGCATCCATGATAGCATCATGACGTTTCTTAGAACATTTTCTTGTGAATTCTACTACTACCAAGCTCTTATCTCCTTTAAAGTTTCCTTATTATAGGAACTATTCGGACTAAGTGCAACTGTTATTTTGTAGTTACTGTAACATTTTTTGGTAGATCTATCTTAATATCTTTGTGTTCATGGTGTATAATGAACTCTGTATTAGGAAATTCGTTGAATAGATTACCCCAGACAGGTCGCCAATTGTTGGCTAATCTATTGTTATTAGATAGACTTCTATCACTATTGAGGTACATATCTGTACAGCTTCTTAGATTAAAGTCAAAGATAGAATCAAATCCATACATATGAATCTCTTCACATTGTAGATGATTAGCTGTGTAATGAGTAGCCATATGACCACAATTAAAGTCAGTATAGTTAGCAACATATGAAGGTAATTCTAGATAGAAGCCTTTGATCTGCTGAGCTACTTTCATATGAAACTGAGGATTATTTTCCATCCACACTTTAGGTCTATATCCAAGAGTCCATTCTCCAGGAATATAAACTGAGCCTTCTGTCATAGCTTTCATCATCTTAAAGTCAACAAGACATGTTGTATATACATTTGCAACTTCAAAGGGAGGTATATTACAGGTAATCTTAAAACCTTTAGACGGCTTATACATTACAGCATTATCACCATTACCTATTACATGACCTATTCTACTCATTAATCTGCCTTCTTATTTCATCTTTACCTTTACGTCCAGTCCAATGCATAATCTTTATATGTTTAGGAGCCTTCTCATCTATCAAATCTAATCTAAGAGTATTCCAAGTCTTTGATAGTGTGCGTATATGTATCTCTCTATTAAGACCTTCTCTCACAAGTTCATGTAAAATATCTTGATCACCATACATAGGGCCTCTATCTTCTGTAAGCATATTAGCTTCTCTTGCCCAATAAGATAGAATAGAAGGAGAACCTTTAAATGCTACTACCCCGCTGTTATGCCATCTCTGATGACGTCTTACAGACCAAGGCTCATCTTCTACCATTGATAGTTTATTTTCATCTAGTTGATTGAATATATCAGATAGATCTGCTCTTACTTCACAATCAGTATCAAGCCAACAAACCTTATCAGCCATCTTAACAGCATCTGACATAGCTTGAGGTTTCTGGAACCATCCGTTACCTTTGTCGAAATCAAATACATGTAGATTAGCTGTTGGATTATGAGTCTGAAAGTTCTTATAAAACCAAGGCAACATCCATCTAGTGTTTTTATCACAACCTGTGATGAATAACTCAGATAATTTTGTAGTCATTATTATAGTTATGCTTTGCTAAGCATCCTTCTGTTTTCTGTATAGTAGTAAATGAATCACGACACTCAACAGGCCATGGATAGTATTCTTGTAACCATGACATAACATCTCTATTTAAGAAAACGTCTGTAGGACGTGCGTATAGTTGAGCTTGAGCCATAAGTAACTCAGCTCCTTTAGGTGCTACTCTATATGCATGAGCACCTGGAAAATATGGTTTAGATGTAAGAGGGTTAACTCCTAAGAACTGAGGTGTAACGAACTTACCATAAGAAGGTTTACCTAAAGATATGCAACCACTATGAAGCATCTCAGGTATGTTATCCACTACAACAGCGTCATGCTCAAATATAGTAACCTCTTGTTCTATCTCAGTACAATGCTTCCATAAGGACCAATGAGAGTGAAATGCAGCAACACAATTATCTAATCTAGAATACTTCTCTACAAATCCCATTACATTAAACCCAGCGTCTGCTACTAAGGATGGAAGTAGTTCATTAGGAGTTGTAGCTTCCCATTTCTGTATCTCTAGTCCGTGTTTCTTTCCAGACTCAATACACCGTTCAGCTGATTTAACTGATTGTGGTATCTGAGACATTGTTATAACATAATGCATCATAATGTAGTTGTACTCCTTAAATTTTGTATAGAGGTAAAGAACTTTCGCGTAACCATTAGATTAGGTACAAGTTGTTTACACATAATAGCATCATTAGGCCATAACCCATGCTCATCTACTAGCTCTAACATTCTTTTAGCACCAGCAGGTTTAATTATATATGCGCTATTTCCAGCAATGCCTTGAGGTATATTAAACTCATCAATAGTAGGTGCTGGTTGATACATAGATTGATTCTCAATTATTTTTTGATAAAAATCTCTAGATCTTCTTGTACATCCTAACGGATTATTAATACCTATTATATCACCTTTACTCTTAGATATATCTAAATCAAACTTAGTAATAAAATATGCATCATGTTCTAGAACCATTATAGGCTCTTCTAAAGCTTTCTTCCATAGAGTGTAGTGTGACAGTGCAGCAGCAATGCGAGCTTTAGGTCTCGCCGTTACATATGCACTCTTTACTAATCCTGTACTAAAGTCTATCTCTTGACCTTGCCAAGGGTAATTCCATTTTATACCATATGATGTTAAAAGCTCATCTACATCTGAAGGAGTAATAGCATTAAATCGTTTTAGATTAAAGGAGTTGTTTACAGACTCAGAACTCTCTTTACATTTAGCGAAACCTAATTCACTAACGTCCATATCTTTAATTGTTATTACATATGATTTCATCGTACTCTTATAATATAACTGTCTGGATGTCCTGATAGTGAGCGGAGATCAAAACGTTTTATATCTTTACCTTCTATCTCAGCTGTGAATTTATTCATCTCAAGGATATTATATCTCTCAGGATATTTTTGTATCCACCAATGTTCCATTTCTTTTGTTGTCATAATATCCAAAGGCCATACATCCTCTACATAGAAGCTTCCATTCTTTTTCAATAGAGGAAACAAGTTGTGTAGAGTCTTAGCATTAGCATCTGGAGTATGTAATCCATCGTCGATTATAATATCAAAACGAATTCTTGGCCACTCTTTTTTTATTTGATTTCGTATTGCAATATTAGTAGAGTCACTCTTTAACCACTTTACTCTATCATCATTAAGCACCGCAATGTCTTGTGGTTTAACTCTCTGAAAGATATCAATACAATAAATGTTTGCATTAGGGAAGAACTCAAGCCAAGCTTTTACTGAGTCTCCTTTGAATACTCCTATCTCTAAAATATTAATAGGTTCGTTTCTTAGAGTATCAAACTCTGGTCCATAGACTGTATGGTAATGATGTTTAGATGCTTTATCACATCCAGCTTTATTAAATAATATATCAAGCATATAATGTATTCCTTGTTGGTCCTGTATCAAAGTCATAGCCCCAATGATCAATATCTTTCTTATACCAATCAGCTACTATCTGTATTGTCTCAGGTGTATACACATCTCTGTATGTTCCTGTATTAAGAGCAGTAACGTTACGAGCTTGAAACTGTTCGTTTACTTTAAAAAGCTTACAGACGTCATCATTAAAATGCTCAAACCTAAGTATATCACAGCGAACGCGACCGCTGATGTCAGACACATGATCAAAAGCAGGGTACCAACCTCGTACAGCTCTGTGCCACATATACTCTTCATTTCCCCATTTATGACGCTCTTCAAGAAACGCTTCAAACGAACTAATATCTGCATAGCTTGGATCTACTTTCTTTTCTACTTCGATAACCTTCTTTGCAAAGAAGTAACGACTGACAACCCTATCCCAAGGGTTACGAATAATAGCAAAGGGGTTGTGTGAATTAGATATGACGGGATTAACATCTCTCCATCGCGCATGCTCAAAACCATGATGATCTCCTAATGAATTCATTTTATCTAATACTGCTTTAGTATATTCTGGAGACTTATGTGCCTGTTCTCCAGCCATTATAATTTTACCTCGTAGATGAGGACTTCTTCGTAATGTCATACCAGCATTTTTTGGTATATGAATTAATAACTTAGCCGACATATTTCATAAGCTCCTTAACATTCTCTCCAGATTGCGGGAGTTTATCTTTTAAGAAGAAGTGAATAAAGTTACACTCTTTAATTTTATTCATTTCAATTCCAGTAAATAAACCATTCCATTTGAAAGATAGATTCTTTACCTTCATTTTCTCTTCTTTGACCCATACGTTTAGTAGAGTCTGATCTGTTGACCATTTCCATGCTCCCATACCATCAATGAATGCTTTGAACCTAGGACGTCTTAAGAACTGATTAGGAGTCTCACCGTTAAGATATTTTCTAATAGATTTGTTAATAACCATAATACCCATATTATAGAAGTCTGCACCACCAGGATGCTTCCAATCAAATAAAGGATTAATGTTAGGCATGCTATATTGCATACGAGAGTAGTTAGCTATCTTAGCCACATACTGAGGTGTACAAGGCATATCT